CCCGTCGACAGCTTCGAGCAGGCGCAGGACTTCCGCGTCAGCTTCGACAAGCCCGTACCCTGAAGGAGACCACCCATGTCCGACCCCGAGAAGATCCGCGTGAAGCCGCTCAAGGATTTCACCGACGCCGGCAGCGAGCGCAGCTTCACCAAGGGCAAGAGCGTCAGCATCTCCCGCGGCGAGGCGGAAAATTATGCCGCTGCCGGGCTGATCCCGCCGCTGCCCCCCGTCCAGGAGGCCGAAGAGACGGCCGACGAGGGCGATGCCACGCCCGGCGACGCCGCGGTCGCCTGACCCCCATCGCCCGCTGAGAGGCGGGCGTCACCCCGCCGGCGTCGCCGGCATCCCATCATCAGGAGACACACATGGGATCGCAGACTGCGGCGGGCACCACGCTCGCCATCTCCGCCGCTTCGCCGGCCACCCAGGACGCGGCCGGCTTCAACGCGCTGAGCTTCATCGAGATTGGGCAGGTCGAGAAGATCGGCGCGATCGGTGCGAGCTTCGCCAAGGTTGAGTTCCAGCCGCTCAAGGGCCCCAAGCAGAAGTATAAGGGGTCGGCCGACTACGGCACTCTCCAGCCCTCGATCGCGCTCGACAGTGCCGATGCGGGGCAGACGCTGCTCCAGACTTCGGGCGATGACGAAAGCCAGAAGCTCTACGCGTTCCGGGTCGTCTACCAGGACGGCGCGAAGCGCTTCTTCCAGGGTCGCACCTTCGGCATGCCCGAAAACGGCGACGGTGCCGACTCGATGCTGATGGCGACCCCGTCGATCGAGATCTGCACCAAGATCGTGAAGGTCGCCGCGGCCTGATCCCGCTTGGGCGGGAGCTGGCCGACCCCGCGATCGTGGCGCCCTAGGAAGAGCCACCAAGGCCACCCGCATACCGTCCCGGTGCCCGCGACACCGCATTCCCTTTGCATCGGCTCGCCCCGCCCGTCGCGGGTTCGCGGGGCGGGTCGATGCACCATCCTCCCGCGAAGGACTGATCCATGAAGCTGAATATCGCCGCGCTCGCCGTGGTCTCGACCGCCGCCCTCCACCTCAAGGACGCGAGCGGCAATCTCCTTTTCGCCGATGCCGAGCGCAAGCTGCCGGTCCGCATCCACATCCACGGTCCCGGCAGCGACGTCGCCGGCGTCGTCGACGCGCGCCAGACCCAGCGGTCGCTGAAGCGCATGCAGGACAATGATGGCAAGGCGACCGTCGCCTCGCCGGAGGAGCGCATCGCCGACACCGCGGCTGATCTCGCCTCGCTGACCGCCAGCTTCGAGAATTTCGAGTACGCACCTGCCGGCGACGCGACGGGCGAGGCGCTATTCCGCGCCGTCTATGCCGACCCGGCACTCGGCTTTCTCGTCCGGCAGGTCAGCAAGTTCTTCGGCGACTGGGGAAACTTCAGCGCCGCCTCGAAGGCGGCCTGACCCTCTGGGTCCGGCAGCTGGCGTGGTATCATGCCACGCCCAAGCCGGACCCGAAGACCAGGCGGGGGAAGGCGGTGCGCAAGGCCGATGAGGACGCGCCGCCACCCCTGAGCCGGATCGAGCAGTGCAAGCGGGACAAGATCGCCCCGCAGATGCCGCTTAATCCGGCGCCCCACATTACCGACTGGCTGATCGAGCTGGGGCTGGTCGCCTCGACCGGCATGGGATCGGCGGTCCTGACCTGGACCGAGATCTCGGCATGGCAGGCCCGCACTTCGCTGCCGATCGAGCCCTGGGTGTCGCGCCTGCTGCGCCGCCTGTCCGCCGCCTACCTCGCCGAGAGTCGCAAGGCCGAGAGCGAGACCTGTCCACCACCGTGCCGGATCAAGGTCACCAGGCGCCAGCGCGAGGTCGAAGAGGCCGAGCTGCGGGACCTGCTCGGCTGACCGATCGCCGCCACCTTCGCCGGGAGACACGCCATGGGTGATGACGACGCTCCCGGGTTCGGTGTCGATTTCGTCATCGATGGCGGCGAGTCCATCTCGCAGCTCGCCCAACTCGCGGCCGTGATGGACTCGACCGAGGCGAAGATCCTGGCCGATGCGAGCCGGATCGAGAAGGCGACGGGCGGGATGATCGACACCGGCCGGGCAACCGCCGGTATCAAGACCTTCGCGGCAGATGCCACCCGCGACCTCGGCGAGGTCGGCAAGGCGAAGGCGATGCTGGACGAGGTCCTGGGCCGCGCCATCAAGGTCTCTACGATCGCGCCCGCCGCGACGGGGCAGATCGCGGCGACCACACGCGAGATCGCCACGACCGAGAAGGCGATCGAGCAGATGATCCGGACGCTGGATCGCGAGACGGCCGCGACCGGCCGGTCGCGCGAGGAGCAGCGCGCGGCCCGGATCGAGGAGCTGGCGCTGACCGCGGCACGCCAGGGCAACAGCGACGCAGCCGATCGCCTGTTCGCCAGCAGTCGTGCGCTTTCAGCCGTGCGGGACGCAGCGGGCGAGGCGAAGCACACGGCCGAGATCAACGCCGCGGCGGAAGCCCTGCGCGAGCGCGAGCTCGCCGAGCGTCGGGTCGTCCTGGCGATGGGCGAGCGTGCCCAGCTCGAGTCCGCGCTCCAGCGCAATTTCGGGGTCGATCGCCCGCGCGCGACCGATGCCGGCGCGAGCTTCTCCGCCTTGGCGGAGCGCGAGCGTGAGCTCGAACTGGTCGAGAAGCGGGTGGAGGCCGAGAAGGCCGCAGCCCTGGCGCAGCGTCAGCAGATCCTGCTGCTGGGGGAACGCGCCCAGCTCGAGGGTGCGCTCCAGCGTACCATGGGTGCCGATCGGCCGCGCGCGACCGACGCCGGCGCCAGCTTCTCCGCCCTCGCTGCCCGTGCGGCGGACGAAGAGGCTCGAGCCCAGGCTGCCGCGGCTGCCGCGATCCAGCGGACGGCGCAGGCGCATGCCGAGCTGGCCGATCGGGTGCGGGCATCCCAGGCCGCGCAGCTCGCCGACGCCGATGCAGCCGAGCGGCTGCGGGCTTCCACCGATCCGCTTTACGCGGCGACCCAGCGCCTGAATGCCGAGATCGCGGAGTCGACCCGGCTCTATCATGTCGGTGCGACCGCGCCGGCCGAATACGCTCGGCAGCAGGAGGTGCTCGCAGGCCGCCTGCGCGATGTCGGGCAGCAGCACGACCAGGTGACGACCTCCGCGCGTCGGAGCGGGCATGCAATGACCCAGCTGTCGTTCCAGGCGAATGACGTGGTGACGATGGCGCTGTCGGGCTCCGGCGCGATGCAGATCTTCGGCACCCAGGCTGGACAGGTCGTCCAGGTGTTTCAGCAGGCCGAGGGCGGCGCGCGTGGTCTCGCCGGCGAGCTGGGCGGTCTGGCGCTGCGCTTCGCGCCCGTGATCGCCGGCGCCGGCGCCGCAGCGGCCGGGCTCGGGCTCTTCGTCCGTTGGGTCAACCAAGGCGTGACCAACGACCAGCTCACCCGCGACCTGGGCAAGATCACGGGCGGGGCCAATGCCACCAAGCAGGAGCTGTATAAGCTCCGCGACGAGACGATCAGCTTCGGCGACGTCTCGAAGGCGCTCTTCAGCGAGGTGGGCAAGGACATCGCCGAGACCTTCGTCGGCGACATGAAGGGGATGGGCCAGGATGTGAAGGCCGTCCTCGACGACCTCACCTCCTACGGCAAGACCGCGCTGGCGGGCCTGTACGCCGGCGTAGCCGGCACCAAGGCCTATCTGTCGGAGATGGAGAAGGGTGGCGTCGGTGCCGTCTGGCGTGAGCTGACCTCGCCCGGCGATCCGGCGCTGATGCAGCGCACCTATGGTGCCGCCTACGACCAGGCCGACGCCTACCTGACCAAGCTCGGCAGCCGTGTCCGGCAGGCGGCGGTCCAGAACGCGCGCGAGCGCCTGGCGGAAAAGATCGGCTTCAACGCGGAGCCGAAGACCCGCACCGATCGCCACGCCGAGCAGCTCGCACGTCAGGCGGAAGCGACCGAGGCGCAGATCCGCAACCTCTACTCGCTGGCCGAGGCCTACCGCACGTCGGGTGCCGCGGCGCTGATCGCCGAGGCGCGGGTGAAGGCCGAGTCCGACGCGATCAAGAAGCGCGGCGACATCGAGGCCATGGTCGACCGGCAGGTCCGTCTCTCGATCGCGCAGCGGGTCGCCGATTCGGCCAAGGGCGCCGCGGGGCTCCGCGACCAGGCAGCCGCGCAGGTCGAGGCCAATGGCCTGATCATGACCGGCAACGCTTCGGCCGAGCGGGCAGCGGAGATCATGCGCCAGCGCATGGCCGACCTGCCGCTCCTGGCGGCAATCGAGGCGGCGCAGCAGCGCGGGTTGACGGCCGAGGTCGAGAAAGCAACCAAGGCACTCGAGGAGCAGCGCAGCGCGCAGGCGGACCTCGACGCGGCCGAGACGGGCAAGCGCTTCGTGGAGGCCGATGTGGCTGCGGACAAGCGGCTCGCCGAGCTGCGCGAAGAGCTGCGCCTAGTCGGCGCGACCGATGCCGCGCGGGTCCATGCGCTCGCGACGCTGAAGGCGACCCAGGAAGCCGACGGCATGTTCGGTCCCGGCGCCTTCCATGACGACTATATTGCCAAGCAGGTCGCGATCGCGGACGCGCAGCAGGCGCTGACCGACAAGCAGGCCGCGTACAATGCCGAGCTGAGCTGGACGGCGGATCGCTGGGATATGATCGCCGGCAACGTCCAGAATGCCGCATCGGGCATGGCCGACGCGTTCGGCGACGCCGGCCGGGCGATCGGCGACATGGCGTCGATCTATGCCGGGTACCACGCCGATCGCGCGCGGCTCGACCAGCAGCATACGGCCGACCTGAAGAAGGCCGGCGCCGACCAGGCACAGATCGATCGGGCCAACAGCCGCTTCGCCCTTCAGTCGACCACGGCCGAGATCGGCGCGCTGGGCGATGCGGCCGCGGCGGCGAAGGGCCTCTTCGGCGAGAAGACCAAGGGCTACGCCGCGGTCGCCGCGGCCGAGAAGGCGTTCCGCGCCGTCGAGTTCGCCCTGTCGGTGCGGGCGATGGTCCAGGATGCGGCCGAGACCGGCTCGAAGCTGGCGACCAGCGCGGCGCGGATCGCGACGGGGGCGACCGAGGCGGTGGTGAATGCCATCAAGAGCCTGCCGTTCCCGCTCAACCTCGCGGCCGGTGCCGCCACGATCGGCGCGCTCGCCGGCATCGGCGTGTCCGTCGCCGGCAGCTTCGGCGGGGGCGGGGGCAAGGCAACCCCGTCGAACAGCGGCACCGGGACAGTCCTGGGCGACAGCTCGGCGCAGTCGGACAGCCTGAAGCGCGCGATCGACAGCCTCAAGGA